TCACGCCGCGTCAGGTCGGGTGAGGCGGCCTTTATCATCACGCGTGAGGTTTAAGTGGGACATAGGCTTGCGGGTGGTCCTGGACATCTCTCTGATTTGCCAGGCTGTAACTTTGGTTTTTAACCATTTATTGGGGCCGCCCATGTAAGCGCAATCGGGCTCAGGGAAAGGGTTCTCGTTTGGGGCTCTTTTCCTGTAGCGTTCGAGCGTACGTGAGGAAATACACAGCTGCCCGCAGATGTCTTTAGTGCTCATCAGCTCAAATTTATTCGTTGCTTTGCTCATCTTTATTCTCCAAGGGCCCCTACCGGGGCCGTTTGATAATTCTTTATCAGGACACCTGGCCGGGAAGGGCACGCAGGCGGCGCATGCCTGTCATTGCCGTGGCCACATAGCTCGTCTTGCGGTTCACCACCTCAACCCAGACCTTCACGCCTTCAACTCTCACCGTGTAGGTCTCTTTCATCTTGCTGCGCCCATAGTCGCCGTATCTTTGCTGGTGGGCTGCCAGCGCGATGTCGCATGCCTGACGCGCTAACGGGGATTGCTGGTTACCTCGGTTAATCAGTCGCATGGCCATCTCCTTCGATACGCTTAAACTTGATCACATAGACCCATGGGTTAGCGCGCCAGCTGTCAGAACCGTAGATAGACCGCCATAACGCTGCGTAAGCCTCTTTAACGTCACGTGCCGAGGAGCCAGAAATTCCCTCCGAACGTGCGTCTTCCTCACTGATATCGTTCAGCTGCTCGACCCGTACATCGGTGATCTCCAGCAGAATACGGCTGGCCCAGCGCGGCATGTGGATGCTGGGTGTCCAGCGGACATCCTCTGCCGGCGGCACGTTCTCGTAATGAGTTGGAACATGCGCAGGGTAATTCGCGCGATAAAGTTTCAGATCCGGCGCGCTTGCTCCAGCCTCTGCCCACGTCTCCCGCACCCAGATGCGATCACCGACGACACCGAACGGGCAATGGATTGCGATATCTTCAATTTTCGGCAACAACAGTCCGTTAAGAGGCCTGCTTAACCACATACCGGATAAACTTCCGCTTAATGTTCCCTCTGGCTGCGGCTTGATGATCCGCCGCGTCTGCGTCTTCCGTCCATCGAGGATCGCCCGCACCATCTCACCGTTAAAAATCATTCCGCGTTCGATAATTTTCGTCATATCGTTACCGGGAGGGCGAACCCTCCCGCCTCCCTTAGGCCACATATTCCGGTTTCATATCATCGAGGGTGATGCGGTACTTATCGTGCAATTCATCACCCAAGTGCCGTTTAGCCGCCAAGAGCATCTTTTCAACTTCCTCGAAGCGTTCTCCCGCACCTTCCACTCCCGGTTTTGGAAGTGCTTTGATAGCTGTATCAACTTTGTTTTTCGCATTCACAAAGTGGTACCGGCGCGTAGCTTTGTTTTTCAGTTCGGTGTGCAATGCTGCACCCAGTACGGATTTAGAAGCATTGATGTCGTTTCCGACGGTAGTGGCATCGTCCAGAGTTTCAGCAGAATCAATCCGTTTACGGTATTCATCAGCCAAAGTGTCGATATTTACTGAGGACTGCTGCGCGTTCTGTGTGGTAGATAAGTTGTCATCAGTAATTTCAGTCAAACTTATGTGCTGCACAGGGGCAGGGTTTACCTCCCGTTCTTCACGCCGATCATCCAGCTCGTCCGGGGTATAAACGCCCAGAATCACATCCGGGCAGAACAGGCGGGCCCAGCGCTTCACTGCGAGATATGCAAGCTGCTGGCGCGGGTCGTCAGCCCAGAGCGTTGAGTTACGGGTGCGAGCCTGAGCCAGCAGTAAATCGAGTTCTCTCGGCTGATCTTCACCCTTCAGGGTTGCGCGGATAATAATGCCGATCCCGGCTTCGTCAGCCAGGGTCCAGCCAGGGACCCGGTACTCGCCTTTTTCGCCTTTACGAATATGGAATTTTCCAACAACTTTTTCCCATGGCCCGTACCACTCATATTCAAAGCGGCTGGCAAGCACGCCGCTACGCGAAATGACGGCATTGACCAACTGCGCTTCGTACCCGAGCACACCATTAATCAGGTGCGTCTTCTGTGCTACAGCAAAGGGATTCATCTGCCATTGTGCTGCCTGCATCGCTACGGCCATGCAATCGGCCTGATTGCCCTGAAGATGCTTAGGAACTGTCGCGGTGCCCTGAGCCATAATCTGCGCAAAAGTGCTGATGGCGTTAAGGTATTGAGAATCGAACAGTGCCACGTTGGAATTAATAACGGTGTTCTGATCAGCAACGGTAACGTTGGTATTTTGCATATATCCCCCTTATGCCTGAGTACGCAGCGCTTCGAGGCGGCGCAGGTCGAAGTCGTTCAGTTCGTCGGTGTAGTCGGCAGTGATTGGTGCTGGCCATTCACCTGTGTCGAATCCGGTTGCGATAGCGCGCATCGCTTTGCGGTACTCGAGCATGCCCAGCTCCAGCAGTTCAGCGGATGCCTCGATGATGGCGATCCAGTGGTAGTTCTCGTCTTTGTTGACGAAAATCCAGAAGAACTGGTCCAGCGCCGCGGTTTCGCAGTACATGGCTGCGCTCAGGTGATAGTCGCGGTCAATGATTTCCCGGTGCAGTCTGGCGCGCAGGCTTTCCTGCTTTACGTTCCACATGCTGATAGTTTTCAGGTCTGCGCCGATACGTACACCGTCCAGGTCGATCTCGAGGTCCGGGCGCACACGAACTTCCAGGCCCGTCTCCTCGTCAAAGCCGAAGTAACTCACCTCGACGGCACGGCTCGGGTGGGTCAGCAGCATGCTGGCGGTCGGGTGAGCCAGAAGCGCTTTTTGAATATTCAGTGCGGTGCCCAGCTGCTGGCGGGTAACCAGCACTTTCCCCTCCGGGTTATCGCGCCAGGCATCCAGCAGCTCGTCGGCAAACACGGCATCTGGTTTGACTGTCTTCACGGCCTGAATCAGATCGGCCTTAGTGCCAGATACTTTCAGCGGCTGTGGCTTCTGCGCTTCCTGCGCCACCATGTCAGGGTTGATGATCGCTAACTGCTCGAGCAGCGCGTCACGGCTGCCGCTAGTTTTAACCGGCGTCGGCAGGGTGGCGTTGTACTCTTTGATGCAGGCTTTCATTGCCGTTGCCGTCTGCTTCTGGTCTGCATCGATACGCTGGAAGTTAGCTGGCAGCGTCATATAGTTCTGCGCTGTTTCTTCCAGGCTAGCGCCCAGCGGCACCTGAGCGGGCAGCGTGGCGTTATGCTCTTCAAGAAATCTTTTGATATCGTCTGCGCTCAGCAGTACAGGCAGGCCGTTGTTGTACTCATCGATAAAGGTGCGCAGTGTCGCCGTGGTGGTGAATGCGCCTTCTGGGATAACCGGTTCAATGCTGAACTCTGCATCCAGCTGTTCAGGCTGCAACGCCAGCGCATGCACTAAGTTGCCCATGTCCAGAACTGCGGAGCGCTCTTTGACGATGGTTTTTTCAACGTGGCGCGCATTGAAGTACATCAGCGACACGCGCGCATCTTTTACCTGGGTAGAGCTGATGCCGTTAGCGGCGTGATAAACCTCGTTCGGAAGACCTTCATAGCGGCCTGGCTCGAAATAAGCAGGATATTCAACAGCTGGTTCTTCCTGATGCACTTCTGGTTCGTTTTGTGCCGATTCTGGTTCGTTCTGGTCTACTGAATCAGGAATTTGGGTTGCATCATCCCTGTCCTGGCTGGCGAGACTCGGCGCGCTGGTGGCCAGAATCTCAGCGGCAGACGGCTCTACGGTAGCTGGTTCCTCACCAGTGTCAGCACTGCTTTCACCTGGCTGCAATACGACTTTGCCCGGTGACAGCGCATCACAAGTCGGTTCTTCATTACTGTTATTCTCTTGAACCTGCACATTGCTGGTGGTCTCCACTTCCGTTTTTTCTGCTTCATTTGAGGCGCTCTGGTTGAGCAGGCCTTCAATGGAAAACATGCCGTTGCCCATACTTGTGATTTCCGGCTGCTCTTTCATTTCCTCAGCGCGGCGCGCACCTTCTTCACGAATCCGTTGTAAATTCTCTTCGTGAGTAGTGGTGGTCATACGGTGGGTTATTTCCCATTTCGGATCTGTTGGGTCGCTAATACCCTCGACAAATTCTCCACGTTCGGCTGCCAGCTGCTTGTCCACGCCTTCACGTGAAATAACTGGGGCGGCAGAAGGCAGCGGCATTAACTCGGTCGTGGAGTTGAAATTTGTGGTCATTGTTCGATTAACAAATTCCAGATGAGCAGCAGGGGTCTTGTGGATGTTCTCAGGAGCGATACGCACGAGATTGAAGATTGCTGTGCGGTTCACTGCCAGCACCCCCGGTTGATTACGCAGGATGTTGCTCCACGATTTCCACGGTTCCTCTTTTTTAGCGACGATCTCCTTCGCGCGGCGCAGCACGCTGCCTGGTATTTCGTGTGGGTTGAAATCCATGGGTAGCAGGGCGCAGGCAATTTCAAGATCAAGAGAATCAAGCGTATGGTGCGCCCCTTCGCCGCGGTCCGTTTTATAGCCCCCGTCGGCATTAGTACCGGAGTCAGTACGCTGCACGGCGCTGATGCGGTTTCCTTTGGCCCATTCTTTTGTCAAAATTCCACGATCGAGGTGTGATGTTTCTGCCCATACTTGCGTAAACTTCAAAATCAGAGAGAGTTCGTGACGTTTCTCCATATCAAAAACGTCTCTGACGGCTCTGGTGTATTTCCACAGAAATGGCATATCCAGAGTCTGGATCTTTTCTACGCTTGCGGCTGCCAGCAGCAGGTTCTGGACGTATCCGTTATCAGTGTCCATTTCCAGCGTGCTTATTTCCTGATACTCCGCCTGCGTGAGGTGATAGCGAAGTTCATCCGACGTAAGCTGCGACAACAGCTGCTTGCGGAACGACATTTGCACGATCGGGTAGCGCGTGTTTTCGTCGTCGCCTTCGTCAATCTTCAGATCAGAATTGGTCGGAGGAACTGCATCAGCCTCGTTAAAAGCCTGTTCGTCGACGATTTCACCAGTAGACGTGTCAACGCCATTAACGACCGTGGCTTCGGCCATTTCCGCTTTTTGTGTTGCAGGATGCTCGGGCAGAGAAACCCCAGGGATCTGCTCCCAGTTCATTTTGCCTTTATCGAGCTGATAATAATCACAGAAGGTAAAACTGATTTCGCCTTCCGGTGGAAGTTCGTTTACAACAGGGAAATTAGTTGCGACCGCTTTGTAATAGTCTTTAAATTTGCGACCGGACTTAAGCAGTAAATAATCCAGGGTGGCATTAGCGGTTTCAAAGTCCTCGCTGCACCATAAAACTGCATCAGGCTGACCAGATTGTTTTTTTGCTCTTCGAACAAGAAATACAGGGTTCGTGTTAGTCATGACACATAATCCTCTTATCGTGTAGACTGGAGGTGCCTGAAAGACACCTCGTATTTACCTGGGGATGTCCGGTTCGCTTTGGTCGGTGAGACCGGACAGGCAGGCCCACTTCGGTGGGCTTTTTAATGGACAGTGATGAATGCACGCTCCATGAAGTTGCGCTTGTGCTGGCGATAGCTGCCGTGCCCGCTCTTTTCACCATCTTTAATTTTCACGGCCAGCAGGCTGATAGCCTCGATAGCGCAGTGCGGACAGTCGAACGAGTCAAGAACATAACCCCCATCAAGTACGACGGTGGTTTCGCCGTTTTCAGTGGTATGAATCAGGCCAGATACTTTCTTGTCGCAGTTGAATAAAGCGATGCTTTTGTTAATTGCTTTCAGATTTAATTCGACTTTTACGATTTCCATAGAATGTTCCTTTTGGTTTATTCAGGGTGTAAGAATCCACGCCAAATAAATGGCGAATTTTTTTCAAATTACAGGGCTGCTAATTACGCTTCGTGTGCCATCTGGTCTTTTTCAGCACACTGTTTTGAGCAATACTCTTTTTCTTTACGGGCAAGATTATTGCCACAAAAATAAAGCAAGGTGCGTTTAACTTCTTTCCCCGCTTCAAAAGGCTTGCGGCAGTATCCGCATTCTTTCTTCATTTCCGCTCCTTACAGGCTTGCCGGGATCTCGCCGTTACGAATAATTCCCTCTACAGGCCAGCACTCACCATTCACGTTTTGCTCGATAGCAGCTGCCTGGCACTGTTGCTGGTTGTCATATACATCGATTACTACATCCTGCGATTCACCGTTGAGGGAGATAACAGTCAGAACCAGTGCAAATAAAGTGTTCATTACGGAGTACCCTTTTGAGCCAGTAAGTAACAAAGCTGGCGGATTCTGACTTTAATCCAGTTGAGGCGAACGGCCTGCTGCTGTGCTGGTTTGCGTGCAAAATCAATCATCTCATCCTCTTTGCCTTGTCGCCGGCCAGCGGAACGTTTATTACCTGACAACGATGCGCTTGTTGTCGATGGAGATAACAATACAAATATTATTTACATCTAGCAAGCGGAATGAAATATGAATTTTCAATTAAGGGTGTGTCAATGCATCCAAACTATTGGATGCAATGAAAAAAAAGATGTGATTTTTACTTCTGAATGCTTTGGATGATGTTGGTAACGTCATCCTTGAGGAGATCTAACTCTTTAAGAGTAGCTTTTGCGTGAACGATGAGGCGAAGCTTTTCAGCTTCAGGCATCTGGTTGAATAATGAGAGCAAAGCGATTTCTTTTTCATCCAGTTGCCGTGGAGGTTTATGCATGCTCAGGTCATCATCACCTGCATCAGGCGGCATAAAAAACCAGTGCTCTGGTTTACCTGTGGCAGCTGCAAGGCGTTTCAACCTTACACCTCGAGGCGCTGACTCACCTTTAGCCCATTGCTGAACTGCCTGGGGAGTAACCATGGCTCTCCTGGCTATATCAGACATGTTCCAGCCGAATTCATCTTTGATGAGCTGAAGTCGGTAGGCGAACGCTTCATGAGGTGCTTTTTTCATGGCATTCATTCTACAAGGTAGCCTTTCATAGTGCATTGCAAAGATTTTTTTCATACATGATTGAAAATAATATTTTCATGCTGTAATCTCATTTTTCATTCACTGAGGGCTGGATATGACCAAATCAATTAAACAGCGAGTATGCGATGTCATGACTCAAACAGAGATCGCCAAGAATCTTGGCACAACTTCTCAAGCTGTAAGTCTGTGGCTGAACCATGAGGTTCCCGCGCATCGAGTGCTACCGATTTGCAAGTTGTTGGGATGGAAAATCACTCCGCATGAAGTACGTAGTGACATTTATCCAAATCCCACAGACGGGCTGCCAAAACAGGAGTCTTGACCATGCATGCCATTTCATATCAACAAAATACCGGATTAACTCCGGTTGCGATGATAAATCGCAATCAGCCAGGCGCGGCAGATAAGCACGAACAGATCCGAGACGCCGTTCGTGCCTGGGCTGCGTCACTGGATAACCAGGATGTCGTTGCCGGGATCATCGTTGAGGAGTGGGAACGACAGGGCGGCGCCGGGCTGGAATTTCCCGAAGACCTGAGCCGTAAGCGTCAGAAACTCTTCCGCTGGCTCGATGGTGATACGGAGTATGCGCGCAAAAACATCAGCCAGCTGTCGCCCGCGATCATCGCCGTTCTACCGCTTGAGTTCCGTGGCCGCCTGGTACCTCAGGACTGCTTTATGACGCGCTATGCAGCGATGGAGAAGGAGATCGGCGAAGCGAAACGCGCGGTGATTCTGAGGGCGCCGCAGCACCAGCTGGTGAAAGAAGTGAGGGAGGGCATTGAACACCTGCTGGCGCTTCTGCCTGGGGAGGCTGTTGTTCAGGTTCTGAGTGGTCTCGCAGTCATGGGACCGGGCGTCATGTGAGGTGTGCAGTGAATCATGTCGAATTTATTGAAAAGCACGTTCGCGAAGAACTTATCCGGCAGGGCTTCACCGCAGCTGTGGCGCAGGGGGGGCATTTCAGGCCGTCGATATGTACAAGCGAATGTCTCAGGCAAGTCGTAAGGGGAGAATTTTCGATGATGTTTTGCGTCACGCGAAGTTATGGGCAGAAAAACAGACAGTGCCGGCAGATCGGTTTGAGTCGAAGCGCATCAAGCGCGGTAAGCAGCAGGGGCTGTTCTAAAAGGGTGAAAGCCGCGGTGAGGGGTCACCAACGGCTTTCGGGTGCAAAAACGGGACGTAATTGCGAGGTCATTATGACAAACGCATGTACTAAACACCAGGCTAAAGGGGCATAGCATGTCAAATGTCGCTTATGCCGATTTTGGGGCACGTAGTGCCATCAGGAGCAACCGGATGGAGAACCAGAAGACCGGATTCATCCCGTTGTACCGGAGCGTACTGAAGAAGCCCTGGGCGAAAGATGTGTTCCTGCGCACGTTGTGGGAGAACCTTCTTTTGGGTGCTGCACGTCAGCCCTACACGGCGAACTTTAAAGGCCGTCAATGGCCCTTACAAACCGGACAACTGGTAACCACAACGGCCGATTTGGGGCTGAAATTATGCGACCGGGAAGGGAAGCCGAGTAGTCGCCACGCAGTGGACAGGATGCTTGATGTTTTCGAGCGCGAAGGAATGATTTCTCGTTCTGGAGAGAAGCGAAAAGGCACTGTGATAACCATCACAAATTATGAGCAATATGCTCAAAAAATAGACGATTTACCCGCGCAATTCCCCGCGCATAACGGCGAGCATTTCACCGCGCATGACGAAGCCAGTAGTGGCGCGGCTTGCGAGGGACATGCCGCGCATTTACCCGCGCATAAGACCGCGCAATTCCCCGCGCATCATGAACAACAATATAATAACAACAATATAAATAATAAGATCTCTTCGTCTCGGAATTCTGAAGAATCCCGAAACGAGGCGACTCAAAAATTCCTCTCTCGTCACCCTGAAGCTGCTGACGGAATTTACACCCCGGCAGGTAAATCATGGGGAACTGCTGACGATCTCAAAGCCGCTCGCTGGATTCATTCTCTGCGCCTGACCGTCAATGCCAGCCTGAGCGAACCGAAATGGGTCGAATGGGCTAACACAATCCGCCTGATGCGCGTCCAGGACAAACATACGCACTTCGAGATATGCGATCTGTTCAAGTGGGCCAATAAGGATGATTTCTGGAAAGACAACATCCTGAGCCCGTCAAGCCTGCGCAGGAAGTGGGACGACCTAACTACCAAGCGCCTGCGCAGCGGTGGACAGCCAGCGAAGACCACTGCGAAGGGCAAGGTGGATTTCAACAACACAGACTGGATCAACGGGGTGTTCGATGAAAAGTCTTTCTGAGCAGATGGTCAGCATAGACCGTGACAATTTTGCGCGCATAGCACGCGGCATGCCCGAATTGCCGGATGCGCAGGACACGCCCGCAGAGCAGACCGCTGAAATCTTCAACGCGCTGTTTAGCGCCTTGCGTGCAACATTCCCGGCCAGCGTGCATAGCTTCAGTGACCAGTCTGAGTTCGACGAACTGCGCCGCCAGTGGGCTCAGGCATTTCGTGAAAACGGGATCACCACCATGGAACAAGTGAACGCCGGGCTGCGCATTGCACGTCGCCAGGAACGCCCGTTCCTGCCGTCGCCAGGTCAGTTCATCGCATGGTGCCGGGAAGGTCATGGCGCCCTGGGTATCACCGTTGACGATGTCATGTCCGAATACTGGCGCTGGCGAAAGCTGGTATTTCGCTACCCGACCAGTGAGCAATATCCGTGGAGCCAGCCCGTGCTCTATCACATTTGCCTTGAACTGCGCAGGCGCGGTACTGACGGCCAGCTCAGCGAGAAAGAACTTGTTCGCGTTGCTGGTGATCTACTCCACGACTGGGAAATGCGTGTTCTTGATGGAAAGCCTGTTCCACCAGTACGCCGGGCACTAACCGCACCAGCTCAGGATCGAGGCCCGACTCCGGCGCAGATGCTAATGGCGAAATACAAACAGCGGAAAGACGCTGGACTGATTTGAGAGGAAATCACATGGAAACCGTAATTCAGGCACTGGAAAAAATGGGCCGGGCGACATACCGCGAAGTTGCTGCCCGTCTTGATATCGACCCGGTCGATGCGCTTACCATGTTACGTGAGCAGCGTGATCAGGGGTTGTGCGATTTTGGCGATGGCGGCTGGTTCCTCGGTACCGTGACAGGACAGCCTCAGCAGTCAACGCCAAAGGCTCCTGTGAATCCGGCCCCGCGTCTGAAAGGTGAGGAGCCGGAACCCATTGATCCTGATGTCGTCCGACAGCAGCTGCGTGAGCAGGGGGCAATGACGACAGTTTCGCTGGCTGCGGCCGTCAATCGCAATGCCCGCGGAATGGTCTCTGTTCTTCGCGCGCTGGAGCGCCAGGGCGTTGTGGTGAAGAACGGGAAGGGCAAAGGCGTTACCTGGTCCCTTGCTGTTGTTACAGAACCCGTTAAGCAAGAACCGGTACCGGAGGCACCTGCCGCGCCGGAAGAAGCAAAACCAGTCGAACAGATCGTGAGTGAAATCCCCTCGTTCACCGAAGGGCGCGCCGCAGTCGAAGCGGTACCAGCGGTGCGGGACATTTCGCGCGAAATCCGCCGCACCAGAAACAAGCTGGAGCAACTGACCAAACTGCGTGACGCGGTTCGTGTTATTGGTCGCCACAGAAATCTCGTGCAGCAGCTGACAGGGAGGGAATAACCGATGGCCAGAAAGAAAACCGACAAAGAACGCACCCTGATCATTAACCGGATTATCGAACTGGTGAAGGAGCAGGGACGCATCACCACGAATGATGTCGTTGCGATTTTCGGCCTGCACCGGACCACGGCGGAGAAATATCTCCGCGTAGCGGTGGAGCGGGGTGGCCTGGTTCGCCACGGGCGCTGCGGTATCTTCCGTGACCTGCGGGCAACAATCGACTTTGACCTGAAACGTTTTTCACACAACAAGGCGGCGGCATGATTACCGAGAAAGACAACGTTTTTTATTGTGACTGCGGATTTTCTTTTGAGAGGGGGCGCAGCGGTGCGCATAGCTGTGAACTTGGTTTGCGTAAGAAACTTGCCGAGTCAGAAGCCAAGCTCGCTGCGCTGGCTGCGGAGAATGCGGGGCTGAAAAAAGTCCCGGCTACTGACAGCGAAACAATGCTGTTGGCTTTGGACGCATTCAACACGCACGGCTCCATGAGGCCTGATGTGGGCTTACAGCAGGCGATAAATGTCGTAATGCAACGTAGAGAAACCCCGGCCACCGATACTTTCCTAGCTGAAGTTCGGGCGCAAGCAGTGGAGATGTTCGCCAAAGAGATGCATGCAGATATCAGCGGTGATGATGCCCGCGAGTTCGCCGCCCAACTTCGCAAAGGAGCAGCATCATGAGCAATACCCTAAAAGAATAGCTCCTGAAGACCATTTCGGAGCTTGAAGAAGAGCGCGATGCAACGCCTGGCATCGTAAACGAAGATGCGGGCGCTTGCTGTGATGAAGTTAGCGCTGGAATCGCTCGAAGCGGGGACTGCCATTCTTTGCTGGCGTCGTGTGACCGTTGAGCCATACGGCCCTTAACCTTGGCATAACGGTAATTTTATCGGCTTCTCAAAACCCGTTGAGGGCATTGAGGACGAGTATTTACTCCGCCCCGCCAGCGCAGGTATCTGTTCCTGGTGAGCTGACACGCGAAGAGTACAAGTGTAGGTTCATGGAAGAGGACAACTTTGATGTCACTTTTCGTTGCGGCTGGAATGCCTGCCGCGCCGCCAATCTTCAGGGTAGCCAACCTGTAAGTAATCGTGATGAGTTGCCGCCGCAACAGCAGGTTGAATGATGGCTAAATCCCCAGCAGAGCACAGAAGTAATTCTCTATGGCCGGAGCGTAAAGGGTTTTATCCAGAAATGGCGGAATCAGTATTTTTCTGATATGGATTATGAGCTATTGTTTTAACAATAGCCCCCTCCTTTAACGTTTTTGTGAGTTAGCAGCACCTCTAACGGCACACATAAAATCACCAATACCAGCGCCGACGCTGTTCCCTTCGGCAACATAATCACCTTTGAAAGCTAACTTCCCATCCATATAGAAGAGTTTTATCTCTCCATATCCACTATCGCAGTCGGCATCTTTAATACTAACTTTGTAATACTCTACTTTTTTATTTTTTGTTTGATACATGAACAAGGCAGATGAATCACCTTTAACATTCCTGTATGTCCCTGCTTTTGCTGAAAAAACGCCATCATCAGCTGTGGTAACCTCAACCCAGTTACTTGTAGTTTCAGCAAAAGCGACACTCGCAACAAACAGAGCAGAAAAGCCCAGCGATGCGGTTTTCTTATCCATAATTAATATTCCATTTTTAATGTTTTGTTTGATTCTATCTTCGTCTCAAAAACCGTTCAACAAAACACCGCTTACCAACTTAAATGGGCACGGAGAGCCATTCAACCCCGTAGCCTTAGCAACGCAACGTGCGCGAGAATGCTTCGCTCGTGATTCGCTGTAAGAGAAGTTTCATTAGTGACGCAAAGCAAACCCGCTTCGGCGGGTTTTTTCTTTCTCATTAATCCGTTGCGGCAATGCTGTGCCTCCGCCATTCGCTGAGGCGCTGGTGAGGGCGAATCTTCCTGATCTTTGTGTGCCAAGAGAGTTGGCGGCCTGATGACAAGCGATATCGTATTGTGGTTAATATTGCTATCCTATCTGAGGAAAATCCTAATTATTAGGCTTCAGCTTTTTCTCGACACTCTGCTGAGGAATAATCTTGTCAGAAATATATCAAAGGACTAATCGTGAAAAAATTCCTTCTTCTGGGCATGGTGCTTCCAGTGTTATCAGGTTGCGTGATTAAAGAACAAACAAGATATGTAGAATCTCCAGTTGCTACCAATCTCAACAATCCGGCTGGTGCTGCCACAAAAAAATGCAGCATCACGAATTATAAAGAAGCAAAACTTGATAGCCAGTCTCCATCAGGGACTGTGATTATTGATTACGGTAATCGTTTCGATATTATGTTTGAAAATTTTGGAAACGGTGAGATTTTCCATAGTCCTATACTGAATATTGCGAAAGAAAATATGATTATTGGCTATTCAGGGAGCATGATGTATAGCAAGGGAATAGGAAAGATGGCTGGGTTTTACGGAACCTATAATACAGAGTCAAAGTTCAACACCATATTCCAGTGCTATTAAGCAACGTATGTAAAAGCAACAAATAACCTGCCTTATTCGGCAGGTTTTTTTATGTCTAAAAGTTTATGTTTTTAACATTTTGTGCTCTTAACAGGTTGATCATTCTGAGTTTGCGGGTTACTGTATAAAAACACAGTATGTGCAAAGGAGGCCACCATGAAAGTTGAGTTAACCATTGATCGCACAAAGAAACTTCCTGATGGAGCAATGCCAGCGCTGGAAAAAGAACTGCTAAAACGGCTCCGGAATCAGTTCGAGGATTGCAGTCTGGTTGTTCGTCGTGCTGGTTCGGATGGGTTAAGCGTTTATGGTGGGGCAAAGGAAGCGAAGAAGACGGTTGAAGGTATCCTTCAGGAAACCTGGGAAAGTGCAGACGACTGGTTCTATTAAGGGTGTACTCAGGGGTAGCGCGCATTTTCAGAATACCGCAATTTGCGAATCCCTTTGATGCTGCTGCCGACAATTTCTAATCGCGTCTGTATGTCGCTCAGGGGGATTCCGTGGAGGGTGTAGTTCAGTCAGATCTGCGAGTGACCATAACCGATGGGAAAGGAAGGGAGTTGCTGTCCTTCAAGTTGGGGGCGGAAGAGCGCTATATAATTTCCACCAAAGATAGGTCCATAACTCACAGAAAACTAAGTAGGGATGATCGTTACTGGTCCAAAGAAACCATTATGGAAATTGTAAGGGAAATGGCTTCTAAAAATTGACTTGTCACTACGTACGCAATCATAATTCTTGAGCTGGCCTGAACAACCAGCAACCTGACCGCGATGCGCCACGGAGTGAACACCATGGCGCAGTTACAACTCATTAAGCAGTCCTCAGGGATCCTGATCCCGGCTACGCCGGAGACCAGCGATTTGCTGCAATCAAAAATCAAGCTCGGCGCCGTGCTGGTGGCCGACTTCAAACAGGTACGCAATCCTGCGTTTCATCGCCGCTTCTTCGCTCTGCTGAATCTGGGCTTCGAATACTGGGAGCCTACCGGCGGCGCAATCTCCTCCAACGAGCGCAAGCTGGTTACCGGCTACGCTAAATTCCTGGCTTCCTATGGCGGAAACGAAAGCGCACTGCTCGATGCCGCTGAGCACTATCTTGAGCAGGTTGCGAGCCGCCGCGTAACAAACGGGATCAGCCTCTGTAAATCTTTCGATGCATACCGCGCCTGGGTGACTATTCAGGCCGGGCATTACGACGCTATCAAACTTCCGGATGGCACACTTCAGAAGCACCCACGCAGTATTTCATTCGCCAACATGGACGAAATTGAGTTCCAGCAGCTGTACAAGGCCGCGCTCGATGTCCTCTGGCGTTGGATATTGTCAAAAGCGTTCAGAGACCAGGGCGAGGCGGAGAACGCCGCTGCGCAGCTCATGAGTTTTGCGGGGTGACGGGAATGAAGAAGACCTGGTTCCATCATACCGATTGCACAACCCAGCAGGCCGAAGAACTCATTGCGGAATACCAGCGCCGCGGCGTGAAGGTAGAGCGCAACCTGAACTCAGATTATCTCACCTGGACCGTCAGCGCCCGGCTGCCTGAAGGCAAGAAACCACCGCGTATAAATCGCCGGTGGCAAAACCGGATATGGGGGTGAGCGTGGCTATTTATCGCAGCAAAAAATGGCTCGCCGCCGTCGGGCAGATCGAGCGCTGTGTTCTTTGTGGAGCATGGGGAACGCAGGTGGCACACCGAAACGAAGGGAAAGGCATGGGATTAAAAACCGATGACTGTGCGACAGCTGCGCTCTGCGTTTGCTGTCATGACAGCATTGATAACGGGAATAAGCTGAACCGGGACGAGCGTCGGCAACTTATGGACCGCGCGATTGTTCTGACAGTGATTGAAGTTGCCCGCCGCGGGCTGGTGGTGCCCGCATGAAAATTTACGAAATTACGCCGATCGGCAAACCCCGAATGACTCAGCGCGACAGATGGCATAAACGGCCAGCAACAGCAGCTTACTGGGCATACAAAGAACAGGTCCGGTTGCTGGGGATCCGCCTGCCAGATTCCGGATATCACGTCACGTTCGTTATCCCCATGCCAAAGAGCTGGAGTAAGACGAAGCGGGCGCAATATGTCGGCCAGCCTCATCAACAAAAGCCGGACAAAGACAATCTGGAAAAAGCTCTGCTGGATGCAGTGTTTGACGAGGATAGCCATGTCTGGGACGGGCGGGTTACCAAAATCTGGGGAGAAACCGGGCAAATTATCATCGGGGAGGCCACATGAAGCCAGAAACGCTTGAGGTACTACGCGCGCGCTGGCAGCGCCTTCGCATTTACCGCTACCGGGGATCAGTGCTGGTGGACTACCGCATCCTTCGTAATTTTGTTCGAATCTATCATTCAGCAGGAGCCGCATAATGAACCTCGAATCAGTCGCTAAATATTTCGCGCCAAAATCACCGATGTTCAGTGACTCCTCGAGGGCGACTGCCACCGACAATCTGACCGGAACTGATGTTATGACCGCGCTTGGACTGGTTAACGCCAAGTGTGGGTTTGGATTCGATTTATACCTTGCAAAAATTGGTATCAGCAGCCCTGACCGGGCAATGGAGGCGCTTTATGGAGCATCGTTGGTCCTATGCCGACGCTTTAAATCAGTTACAGAACTCGATGAAAAAGTCCGGCAGCGCGTTCTCGAAATTATGTGTGCTTTTGCATACCAGGATTACGCCCGTAGTGCGGCAAGCGTTCGCAGATGTGACTGCTGCGATGGTAGCGGTTTTACCGAAGTCGAGGTATTCACCAACAAAATCCAATACCCTGACGGCAAGCCGCCAAAATGGGCAAAAGTTACAAAGGGTGTTTACCCCTCATACTGGGAGGAGTGGAAATCAGTTCGGGAGAGCGCGCGCGTTCTGTGCAAAGCGTGTAACGGCAAAGGCGTTATCAGCAATGCGTGTCGCTGCCACGGGAAAGGGAGGGTGCTGGATAAGAAAAAGACAGAGGAACAGGGCGTGCCGGTCATGAAGGTGTGTGACCGTTGCACGGGGAGAGGTTACGCCCGGCTAAAATTTTCCAATGTGCTGGAGGGCGTCCGCACCGTATGGGATGTAAAAAAAACCACCGCTTACGGTCAGCTGCAACCGCTGTTTGAATTGCTGGTGGAAGAATGCCACAGGCAAGAAGGTTATGCAGACAGCGCCTTAAAGTCAGTTACGATGTAGGCTGATTTTCTATAAAGCTCAATTGTCAGAGAAAAAAGGTGTTGAGGTCTGCGGAATTTTCGGCTAGCATTAACTCTAACGCTGGGAATCCGTTCATTCGTTCCGACCAGCAAGAAATCCTTAAAGCCCTGCGGTTAATACCGCGGGGTTTTTTCGTTTTAAACACAACGGAAAGCCTGATTTCATGCCCTGCTTAGGCGTGACACTAAGCATTCGGGAGAGCTGGCTTCCCGTTATGAGCAAAAGGTCATTTCTGATGGCCTTTGACAGAGTGAATTTTTTCATCAGTGCTATAGTTTTTATGGCATTTGATAATGCTCTCGATACTGATAACACTGGGTGGGGTATACACCCGCTTCGCAGAGACAACTGCATGACCCATGACCCATGACCAGCAACCCAATGCTGGTCTTTTTTTTCCGCCATTAGCTCAACTGGACAGTGCACGGAGCTTCTACCTCTGTGGTTCGAGGTTCAAATCCTCGATGGCGGACCATTAAGCACTACAACATTCGTTTACTGAAGGCTACCATCCGGCGGCCTTTTATATGCTCTTGACTATGCAAGCATGAAATAGTGAAAAATGCTTGCTATGTGTTTTGATTGCTGTTTATTATGCAAGCATATTTTACAGAAAGGTGCTTGCATATGTCAGACGATAAGAAAGATCCAAAGGGTAAAGCTAAGGGCGGGATTGCTAGGGCTAAGTCTCTTACTAAAGAGCAGCGTTCTGACATTGCCAAAAAGGCTGCTGCTGCAAGGTGGAGGGATAAAATTCACAAAGCCACCCATATGGGTAATTTCAAAGATGAATTTGGAATAGATGCTGAGTGTTATGTCTTAAGTGATGAATCGAAAACCGCAGTAGTTACTAAGGCTGGACTTGCTCGACTTTTAGGTATCGGCAACTTCGCAAGGGATGTCGATAAACTACTAAGCGCTGGTTACATGAAGGAGTTTGGTGGTCCAAGTTTAATAGCGAAAATTGAAAATCCTATTAATTTTCAATATAGTGGGCAGTCCAAAAACATCAATAACGCTCATGGGTTTGATATTGATGTGATCGTTGATATCGGAAAGGCGCTGATAGATGCAAAAAGTGCCGATGCTCTTCCACCGTCTAGAATTCCTGCTGCCGATACAGCTCAAAAACTAATAAATGCTTCCGCTAAATCAGGTATAAAAGGCGTAGCCTATGCATTGGCCGGTTATCGACCTGAAGTTCAAGAGGTAATCGATGCTTTTAAGGCATTTGTACGAGAGGAAGCCCGCCAATATGAGAAAGAGTTTCCCGACGAGTTGTATGAAGAATGGTATCGGTTATATGGACTTAATCGTCCGGAAAAAGGCAGGCCGATCCGCTTTGGACAGTTGACTAATATGCAAATTTACGTCCCACTGGCTAAGAGTAAGGGGAAGATATTAGAGCAAATTCACGCCAGTAGGGATGAGAATGGAAAGCAATCAGATAAGTTACACCTCTTCCTTTCTGAAATTGGCGTCAAGGCCTTACGACAACACATCGGCAAACTTCTTGGCGTTGCAGCAATGAGCGACAACAAAGAGGAGTATGAGGCCGGCATTGAAAAAGTTTTTGGCCGTATGAAGCCAGAATTATAAACTTTCTGCCCGGCCACCGCGCCGGGTTTTTATTGTCTAAAGTCTTTCCCAATACTGCCGATAATCTTCGTTCTGAAATTGAAAAAAATAAATATCTGCATTCGTTGCCCGCTCCCGTGCGGGCTTTTTTTATTCCCCTCATTACTGAGAGGATACACAGCTATATGAGGGGAGACCTATGTCCGATCCATTTTCCGGCACAGGGCTGGCCGGTTTAGCTTTGACTGGAGCAAGTGTTTACGGTCTATTGACCGGAACTGATTACGGTGTTGTTTTTGGAGCATTTGCAGGCGCAGTATTCTACATAGCGACAGCAGCTGACCTGAGTGTGTTACGTCGCCTGGCCTACTTCTTCGTGTCGTATATCGTCGGCATTCTTTGTTCGGGGTTGTTGGGGTCAAAACTCACATTTTGGACGGGGTACACCGAGAAGCCTCTGGATGCTATTGGTGCCGTAATAGCTTCTGCGTTAGCCGTTCAAATCCTTACGTTCCTGAACAAGCAGGACATCGGCTCGCTGGTGGCGCTGATAACGCGCCGGGGAGGTTCAGGTGGTACTAAATGACCCAACAGCAACTATCAACGCGCTGCTCTGCGCCGGAGTTGTAATTACTCTGATGTTTTACCGCCGTGGTGATTCGCGGCATCGGCCATGGATTTCGCGTTTAGCCTGGCTGATTACCGTCACTTACAGCGCTGTACCGCTGGCGTACCTGTGTGGGATCTACCCGCATTCATCATGGGCCACCATTGCGGCCAATATCATATTCCTTTCCGTGCTGGTGGCCGTCAAAGGCAACGTTGCACGTCTGGTTGATCATCTGAGGCACTAATGAACCAATCGCAATTTCAGAAGGCGGCTGGTATCAGCGCCGGATTAGCTGCGCGCTGGTTTCCGCATATCGACGCCGCCATGAAGGAATACGGCATCACCGCACCGCTTGATCAGGCCATGTTTATTGCCCAGATGGGGCATGAAAGCACCAGATTTACCCGACTGGTGGAGAACCTGAATTACGCGGTTGAAAACCTGGTACCGACGTTCGGCAGCCGCCGCATCACTCAACAGCAATCCGCCGCACTTGGCAGAACGGCAACGCAACCGGCAAACCAGAAAGCGATCGCCAATCTGGTATACGGTGGTGAGTGGGGAAAAGAACACCTTGGCAATCAGGTCGCTGGTGATGGCTGGAAATATCGCGGTCGTGGGCTGAAACAGATTACCGGCCTGAGCAACTATCGCAGTTGTGGCCAGGCGTTGAAACTGGACCTTGTTACTCATCCGGAGCTGCTTGAAAAGGATGAATACGCCGCGCGCTCTGCCGCATGGTTCTATGCCTCCCGCGGTTGCCTTCTTCATTCCGGCGACATTGAGCGCGTGACACTGTTAATCAATGGCGGCCGCAACGGGCTGGATAAACGCCGTGCGCTGTTTAATCTGGCGAAATCAGTTTTGGTGTGAGGTGAGAGTGGGTATCGAAACGATAATCGGGCTGGCCGCACTGGTGATTTCCGCCATTGCAGGCGCTTTTGGCCTGGGCCATATTCGCGGCACCAGCAAAGCTGAAGCGAAAGCCGACCAGCAGCGCACCAAAGATAACGCAGCGGCAACGGTCGCAGCAGCCGAACGCCGGGTAGAAGCAACGAAAGAGGCCAGCAATGTACAGCAGACTGTTAACCATATGTCTGACGACGATGTTGATCGCGAGCTGCGGGACAACTGGACCCGTAAGGGTTGAGGTAGCCGATACGTCTTGCGACTGGGTTAAACCCATCTACTGCACAGCGCACGACTGGGATGTACTGGACAGGCAGACGAAGCGCGACATCCTGGCGCATAACAAAGCGTGGCAGGCGAACTGCAAGTAGGCCTTAATTGAAAGATAACTAAATAAATTTTCCAAATGGTCGTTATATAGAGAGTGTGTTTAATTAAGGGGGCAAACAATGCCTTTTCTCATGGTGTTCTTTGTTGTCATTATGGTGTTACTCCTCTGGAAGGCAGGAATACCCCAGGCTATCATTATGTTAATCATACCCATCATGTTTAGTACTTTGGGAGGTATGGTTGCCGCCGTGGGAGTAAGCGCGTTCGCTACACCTATTGTTGGAGTGCCTGTTGGAATCGTTGTATTTTTAATGTTGATGGGTAAGTTTTTATCCAGAAGGTAACCTAAATCCAATACTGAGGACAGGCATGTCACATGAATAGCTATGGCTTTCTTATGCGCATTCTTCATCTATTACAAAGCTCATCTGCTGGTTGCTAATGATGATAAAATGCAGAGTCCCATGGATTTTGGGGTAGGAAAAGCCTGGATATGATGCTAGAAATCATAACATTAAAAAGACCGTGAGATGCAGTATGAAAATCTTAGGATTGGATGAGTACAGAACCCTTCGTGAGGGAGGGACAATGAAGTATTTTGAACTGGAACGCATGCCTAACAGCGCTTGGGTTGCCATTTTCGAAAGTTTGTTTGCAGAAAAGGATGAAAAGGCGTGGGTAGAGGGTTACTGCATTGTGACGAACTGCTCAAACAGTGAAGTATCCACCCGGTTCATATACCTGAAAGAAAAGTGCGAAGAAGCGAACTCTATATACAGGGTTAAGCATTCTGCACTATAACTAATTAAATAAACTTAAACTCCTGGTGATTTGTTTGCTGCCATTTTCACTTCTTTCAGAATTGAATTCAGGTGTATGAGTTAAAAAAGACTTTTGGGATATTAAAGGTAACGTAAATCACAGGCAAAAGATTCGTCAATGTGATTGAGTGTTCATGGGACTAACAATCTTCTCTTGTAAGGAATTATGTGTAGAAGGAGATTTTATGGCACAGCTATTGATTTTTGCTGATGATGAGCCTGCTAAGTTGCTGAAAATTCGAAGTTATCGGAGCAAGATTCTTTATCTGTATGCTAATGATGAGGTGAGGTGTTTGGATGTGGTGATTTTTTTTTCAACTTTTCTGAAAGGCGAAAGTGGAGCCATATTGGTGGCAGCCGACAGATACGTGAGCAGGAAAGAAATTATCGAGGCTTATGATGCTCTGATTGGTTGAAAGCAGCGAGACTGGCGCGTAGCAGTAGGATGGGGCATGCTTGGTTCTATACGTCAGTAGAGTGATACAGGAGTTCATATCGGCCAGACGAAGCGTGATGCTACTTTAATCCAGCGGGTGAGCGCTTAATATTGTTTGTCCCAACGGTTCGAACCCATTTCTGATTACCACATTCAAGCCACTGGCACTCGCTGGTGGCTTTTTTTATTGGAGTGAATAATGGCAAAACCGGACTGGGGAGAGCTTCAGCAACGGTTCCTGTCCGAACATGCCGCAACCGGCGTATCACCAAAGGAATGGTGTGAAGCGCAGGGACTGAACTACGCTACCGCCCGTCGATATATCAAAAAAACTTCTGCGCAAACTGCGCAAAAATCTGCGCAGAAAAAAGTGCGCATTGCGCAGAAAGAACAAAGCGCAAATGAGCTGATGGATGATGATGGACTTACTGCTCAGCAACGCTTATTTGTTGCGGAATACCTAAAGGATGGTAACGCCACACAAGCAGCTATCAGGGCGGGTTACAGCAAAAAATCCGCTGAACAAATTGGTTATCAACTCCTTCAGAAAACTTCAGTTGCCCAGGCTATTGCACAACAGCAGAAAGCCTCCATTGCGCGCACGCTTGGCGGTGCCGATGAAGTCCTCGCGCAGATGTGGCAGCTTGCCACCTTCGATACAAACCAGCTATCGCAGTATCGCCGCGGCGCGTGTCGTTACTGCTGGGGATTCGGTCACCAGTACCAGTGGCGCGATATGGTGGAGTTCGAAGAGAAACGACTCGAAGCGCTTGAGCGGAAAAGTCGCGAGCCCGCTGATGTTGGTGGCTATGGCTATGACCATAATCGTGAGCCTAACCCTGCCTGCCCACGCTGTAACGGCGATGGTATCGGCCAGCCTTACTTCGCTGATACGCGTAAACTCTCGCCAGTCTCGCGACTCGCTTACTCCGGCGTAAAGGTCGGAAAGAACGGCGTCGAGATAACCGCTATCAGCCGTGAGCGTATGTTCGAAGCCGTAATGAAACGGCTTGGCCTGGCGGATAGCGAGTTCGCTCAGCGTCTCCAGCAGATCGAAATCGACCGCCGGCAGCTGGAGGTTGAGAAACTCCGCAAAGAGCTGGCCGGTGATGGTGATGGTGACGAACCGACCCCAGTTCAGATCAATATCAACGTAGTGGACGCGAGGGCGGAAGATGGGGATCAGCCCGACACTTAACATTCCTCAGGCGCGTTTCCTCGCGATGCAGCACAAATTCAAAGCCTACGTTGCCGGGTTCGGTTCCGGTAAGACGTGGGTGGGTTGTGGCGGCATCTGTAAGGGGATGTGGGAGCACCCTAAAATCAACCAGGGTTATTTCGCGCCGACGTACCCGCAGATCCGTGACATCTTCTACCCGACGATTGAGGAAGTGGCCTTTGACTGGGGGCTGAGCGTCATAATCAATGAGGGGAACAAAGAGGTTCACTTCTACGAGGGGCGACGATACCGCGGAACCACAATCTGCCGCTCAATGGAGAAGCCAGGCTCGATAGTTGGTTTCAAAATCGGTAATGCGATGGTGGATGAACTGGACGTCATGGCGGCTGCCAAAGCGCAGCAGGCCTGGCGAAAAATCATCGCCCGTATGCGTTACAAGGTTGATGGGTTGCGTAACGGTATTGACGTAACGACCACGCCTGAAGGGTTCAAATTCGTCTACCAGCAGTTCTTGAAGGCGGTACGTGAAAAGCCAGAGCTTGCGGCCCTGTACGGTCTGATTCAGGCCAGCACATTCGACAACGCAAAGAACCTGCCGCCTGACTACATTCCATCGCTTCTGAGCTCATACCCTGACGAACTGATTCAGGCCTATCTGCGCGGCAAGTTCACCAACCTTAACAGCGGGACCATTTACCATACGTTCAACCGTAAGCTGAATAACTGTTCTGACGAGATTCAGGATGGGGATCCGCTCTTCATCGGTATGGACTTCAACGTGGGGAAAATGGCCGCGATTGTTCACGTAAAGCGTAACGGCCTTCCGCGCGCTGTTCGTGAGTTAGTGAAGGTCTACGACACGCCGGCGATGATTAAGCGCATTCAGGAGGAATTCTGGCGCTACGAGGATGGCCGCTATGTGAAAAACCGGGAGATTTATATTTACCCGGATGCCTCAGGCGATTCCCGTAAATCCCAGAACGCCAGTAAGACCGATATCGCCCAGCTCAACGAAGCCGGATTCAGCGTCATTGTTGATGATGCCAACCCGCCGGTTAAGGACCGTATCAACTCGATGAACGCCATGTTCTGTAACGCCAACGGCGAACGCCGCTATCTGGTCAACGTCCAGAACTGCCCGGTTTATACCGAGAGCCTCGAGCAGCAAATCTGGGCGGCAAATGGCGAACCGGATAAATCAGCGGATAACGATCACCCCAATGATGCTGGTGGGTACTTCATTGTGAAGGATTACCCCATCGTGAAACCGGCATACTCAATCACCATGGACACCACTTTCTGATATGGCAAACGACGACATCACCTGGGTTCGACCAGAACACCGGGCGGCTTCTGCTGCCTGGCGGAAATACAGAGACTTTTGCAAAGGCGCTGAGGCCGTAAAAGCGGCGGGCAATAAGTACTTGCCTTATCTCGATCCAACCGATAAATCCACGCGCAACCGTAAGCGCAACGAGGACTATCTGCGCCGCGCTGTATTTTACGCCATTGCCGGCAATACGAAGATCGGCATGCTTGGCATGGCGTATCGCAAAGACCCAACGTTTAACGGCCCGGAGAAGCTGAAATACCTGCTGGATAATGCTGACGGGGCGGGTACCAGCATTTATCAGCAGTCGCAGCTGGTGGTTGAGAACGTGCTGGAGGTGGCGCGTGATGGGCTTTACGTTGACTATGCAGAGGCATCAGACGAAGCGATCATTCTCCGCTATCCGGCAGAGAACATCATCAACTGGCGAACAAAGCGAATTAACGGACGCGATCAGCTGGTACTGGTGGTCCTGCGCGAATGCGTAGAAGAGCCGGATGGTTACGCTTACAAGGACGAAATTCAGTACCGCGAGCTGGCGCTGGAAGAAGGGAAGTTTATCTGCCGTGTATGGCGCCGGGCAGGTGGCACCGCAAGCGGAACCTACAGCGTTGACAGTGAATACCACCCTAAGCCGAAAGGGAAGGACTACTGGGACGAAATCCCGTTCACCTTTGTCGGTGCTCAGAACAACGATCCCACTATCGATGATTCACCGCTGGCCGCGCTGGTGGAGATAAACCATGGCCATTATCGAAACAGCGCTGACTATGAGGACAGCGTGTGGTTCTGTGGTCAGGTGCAGCCGTATATGACCGGGCTTGATACGGGCTGGCGAGATCACCTTGAAAAGACCGGGGTAAAAATAGGTTCCCGTTCACCGCTGATGCTTCCTAAAGACGGATCGTTTGGTTATGCCCAGGCGCAGCCGAACATGCTGGCTAAAGAGGCCATGGACAACAAGCGCGACTACATGGTGCAGCTGGGTGCCCGGCTGATTGAGCAGAACGCCACGGCGAAGACTGCAACCCAGGCGAGCGGTGAGCAAACATCATCAACATCGGTGCTCGGTATCTGTGTTTCCAACGTTTCCGAGGCCTACACGCTGGCGCTGGGCTGGTGTGCGAAATACCTCGGAATCAAGGACGAATCGACGAGCTACACGATCAACCAGGAATTCATCGCGAAGGTTGCCGAATCCGGGATGGTCACCGCTATTGTTAACGCCTGGCAGTCCGGCGCGCTGCGTGATACTGACATGATTCGGGCGCTTCAGAAACTCGACCTCATCAACCCGGCAGACAGCCCGGATGATGTGATTGATGCACTCCGCAATCAGGCTCCCTCATTGAACGGGGGATGATATGGCAACAGTCAACGAAAGTTTGCGGGATGAGGCCATTGCCCATTCTGTCTGGATTAGCCGCTATGCGACGGGCGTGGCTAACCGGATGGTGAAGTTGCTTAACGAGACGGACTCAGAACTGTCTGCCCGTCTGCTCGATGCGCTGGACAGATTGCCTCCTGATAGCTTCAGGGTTACACGTCTGGAAAGCTTGCTCGGCAGCGTACGCGAACTTAATCATCAGGCTGTCGCTTCGATGCAGTCCGGGCTGGAAGGCGAATTGCTGGCGCTTTCCAGGAACGAGGTCAGTTATCAGCTGAGCCTGTTCGATTCCCTTCTTCCCTCACAGGTGCTGGCACGCTACCCGCTACAGGGAATTAGCGCCGATATGGTTTATGCCGCGGCGATGGCGCAGCCATTTCAGGGGCGCCTGCTGAGTGAGTGGGCGGAGAATCTGGAATCGGACAGGCTGGCGCGGATCGTAAATGCTGTACGCCGTGGCTATCTTGCTGGCGACACGGTTGAAACCATCGCCCGAAGCGTGCGCGGCCATGCCAATAAAGACTATCGCGACGGAGCGCTCCAGATGAGCAGGGCAAACGCCGCAAGCATCGCTAAAACTGCCGTTAATCATCTGGCTGCCACCGCGCGCAACAGCTTCACCAGCGCCAACAGCGACATCGTGAAGGGTAAGCAGTGGCTGTCTACGCTGGATAATAAAACCAGCCACGACTGCATCATTCGCGACCTGCTGCGCTACACCCTGGATAATAAACCGGTCGGGCATAAGGTACCTTACCTGCAAGGACCCGGGAAAATTCATTTCTGCTGCCGTTCTACCGAAACCTTGATTCTGAAGTCGTGGCGCGAACTCGGTATCGATATCGATGAAATGGAGGATGGTACCCGCGCCAGCATGGACGGACAGGTACCGGCGAAAACCACGTATCTGGAATGGCTCGCGCGTCAGCCAGCTCAAAGGCAGGATCAGGTTCTGGGTGCCGAGCGTGGCCGTCTGTTCCGCGCGGGTGAAATCGATCTGGCTGATATGTTCACTGACAAAGGCGAGTGGATCAGCCTGGAACGTCTTAAGCAGCTATCAGGTCCTTGAACCTGACAACCACCACTTTCTACACGCCCTGGCATCCGCCGGGGCTTTTTTATGGGCGAGGCCCGACTAAATCCCGAGGGGAAATTATGTTAATTCGAAACATGCTTCTGAAATATTACGCACCTGAAAGCGGCGGTGAGGGCAGTGGTGGTGGCGGTATCGAAATCACCCCCGAAATCCAGAAGCTGATTGATGAGCGTGTGACCAATGAAGTTACAGGCCTGAAAACAAAAAATTCTGAGCTGCTGGGCACCATCAAGCAGCAAAAAGAAAACCTGTCACGTTTTGACGGTATCGACCCAGACGCTGTACGCGGCATTCTCCAGCGTTTTTCTGACGATGAAGAGGCGAAGCTTATCGCCGCCGGAAAAATTGACGAGGTGCTGGATAAGCGTACCGAGCGCATGCGTGCTGATGTGGATAAGCAGATCAAAGCGGCAAACGAGCGCGCGGAAAAAGCTGAAGCGTTCTCCAACAAATTCCGGGATCGGGTCCTCGGGGATGCAATCCGTGCAGCAGCCTCCAAAGCGGGCGCGCTGCCTGAAGCTTCTGACGATCTGATTCTGCGTGCCAAAGGCACATTCCAGCTCAACGACGAAGGCGAGGCCGTAGCGGTTGATGCAAATGGCGATGTTCTGTTCGGCAAAGACGGCAAAACCCCACTAAGCCCGCTTGAATGGGCGGAGTCACTCAAGGAGACGGCTCCGCATCTGTTCCCTCGCGCAGAAGGCACGGGCGCGGGCGGACACAAGCCAAACGGTGGTGGAAGCCTGAAACGTTCCGAAATGAGCGCCAGCGACAAAGCGGACTACATCCGCAAACACGGCCAGCAGGCCTTCCTCAAACTTCCGAAATAAGGGATTTATACCATGGCAACGACTGTTAATAACGACCTGGTTATTTATGACGATCTGGCGCAGACCGCGTTTCTTGAGCGTCGCCAGGACAATCTGGAAGTGTTCAACGCTTCCTCCAACGGTGCGATTTTGCTGGATAACGAACTGATTGAAGGTGATTTCCGTAAACGCGCCTTCTACAAAGTTGGTGGCTCCATCGAATCGCGCAATGTGAACTCTGTCGATAAAGTCACAGGTAAAAAAATCGGTGCCGGTGAAGCGGTATCCGTTAAAGCACCGTGGAAATACGGTCCGTATGAAACCACGGAAGAGGCCTTTAAACGCCGTGGCCGCTCCGTTGATGAGTTCTCCGAAGTGATCGGCGTTGATGTCGCAGATGCCACGCTGGAAGGCTATGTGAAATATGGCCTGAAAGCGCTGACTGCGGCGATTGGTGCTAACGCCGACATGGTCGTAACCGCCGACATTGAGACCGACGGTAAAAAGACCCTGACGCGTGGCCTGCGCAAATATGGCGACAAGTTTAACCGAGTGGTTCTGTTCGTGATGCACTCCGCGACCTACTTCGACATTGTGGATGAGGCGATTGCCAACAAAATTTACGAAGAAGCGGGCGTGGTGGTTTACGGCGGGCAGCCGGGCACGCTGGGTAAACCTGTGCTGGTGACCGACACCATGGATGCTGATGCGATCCTTGGGCTGGTGGCCGGCGCAGTGACCGTTACCGAGTCTCAGGCGCCGGGCTTCCGTTCCTACGATATCAACGATCAGGAAAACCTTGCGGTTGGCTATCGCGCTGAAGGTGTGGTGAACGTCGATCTGCTGGGCTACAGCTGGGATACCGCCAAAGGTGATAACCCTGACCTGACCGCCATCGGCACTGCTGGCAACTGGAAGAAGCACTTCACCAGCAACAAATCAACGGCAGGCGTGCTGATCAAACTGGAATCCGCAGTGGGGGAGTAACGCTGTCAGCGGATAAAACCTCCGCAACCGCTGACAGCACAGATGCGGTAACTGTTTCTCTGAAGTACACGCTGAACGGCTCCGGTGTATCCGGTAAAACCGTCGTGTGGACGTCTACAGGCGGCACGCTTAGCACGGCCAGTTCTCAAACCGGCTCTGCTGGTGGTGCAACGGTGAAACTCACATCAGACGTTGCTGGCACTTTCACGGTGACCGGCACGATTGAAGGAGTGGCGAAAACCACTGATGAGATCACCTTCACTGCGCCTGCCGGAGAATAACGAATGGGGCGAAAGCCCCATAAACAGGATGATTAGATGATCAATACCGATATCACCTCTCCTGATGCCAACAGCTACGCCAGTGAAGAGGAACTTGCCTCGTTTGCTGAATTACGCGGCATTAAACTGCCTGACAAGCTCACACCTTTGCTGATTAAGGCAATGGATTACCTGGAGGGGCTGGACTGGGTAGGCTCAAAAGCTGACCCGAGACAGGCTCTGGCATGGCCACGCATGAATGTCGTTCTGGATGAACATGATTTCCCGCCTGATGAAGTTCCACGGCAGGTTTTAACCGCGCAGTGCATGCTGGCGGTAGAGGCAATCGACGGAGATTTACTCTCCAGCGTGCGCGAAGCCGCTGTGAAAACTGAATGTGTGGAAGGTGCTGTCACCATGACCTATGCGGTCGCAGATGGTGAAGTTTTCACTCCGTCCTATCCTGCTGTCATGGCGCTGCTGGGCGATCTTGCTGGTGGTCGTGGCTACGCAATCAATGCATTTGCAGAGAGGGCATGACATGCCGGACTTGAAAGTTATTAACCTGGCTAGCAGAAAAGATGCTGATCTGGAACATAACCGAACAGAGGTTATTAGGCTTCTGGAAGAGGCGCTTCATGCTGCTCGCGAAGGCAATTATCGTAGCATGGCTATTTTGCTTATTGATGAAAGCGGTGCGGTTATGGATGCCTGGCATAGCGGTGGTTTTCCGTACGTTATGGTTGGCGCCATCGAATCACTCAAAACTGATTTTATCAATCTGCAAATCGAGAGGCGCTGACGAATGCCCATTGATTACCTACGTATGCAGGCCAGAACAACGCGCATGCTCAGGCAGAACGGAGCGTTATACAACGTCACCCGTAAAGGCTCGGTAACGGTTATCGGCGGCGTTGAACATAAAACTGAAGAGGTCCGTTTTACTGCTGTGGGCGTGAAGACTGAATACGCGCCAGGCGAAATAGATGGAACGGTCATCGTTAACGGCGACGTGCAGATTGTTTTTACGTCAGAGCAGGAAATTAAAATCGGCGATGTGGTTGATATAGACGGCACAGCCTACCGCATTGTGAACCCCAACCCTGCAAAACCTGCCTCGCTGGTTCTCTGCTACAAAGCGCAACTGAGGGCTTAACATGGGCGAGAACACGGCATTCCTCGCTGAAATCACAGCCTTCGTCAATAAGGCCAAAGCGAATCAAGAAGCTGTGGTGCGCACGGTTGGTATTAAAATACTTAACCAACTGGTGATGATGTCCCCAGTGGGCAACCCGGAGTTGTGGGAAGTTAACCAGACAGCCGTTTCCTATAATCGCGCTGTTTACGACCATAACGAGGCGCAGCGGGCAAATCCCGACAACCTGACCAAAACCGGGCGACTGAAGAAAAAAGCCCGGGTGGTGGATAGGATGGATATCAAAGCACCACCGGGGTATACGGGCGGACGCTTTCGCGGTAACTGGCAGGTATCGTTTGATGCTCCGACAGCTGATGAAACAGGGCGAATAGACAAGACCGGCGACCTGACAAAAGCAGCCGGGAACTACACGCTGTCACTGTTCAAAGTCGGGATGAAGGCCATTTATTTCTGCAACAACGTCCCGTATGCATACCCGCTTGAAATGGGGCATTCCACACAGGCACCGGGCGGAATGGTCCGTATAACCGCTGCTGAGTTTCAACGCTTCTTTGAGGAAGCTGTCAAGGAGGTGTCCAGGTGATTCCTGATATTGCATCTGCACTGGCCGCCAGACTGGGTACCTGGGCCGATGCCGAGGGCATTTCGGTTGCATGGGAGAACGTGCCGTTTACACCTCCTGCTAACGAGATGTACCTGGCCGTTCACGATATGCCTGTTACGCCGAGAACAATCGATCTCGGATTGCGCTGCCGGACTTATTCAGGCGTGTACCAGATTAATGTCGTGGCGCCAGCCGGCTCCGGCCGTACCTCCGTCGTTGCCCTGGCTGGCAGAGTAGCGGAATTGTTCCCCGAGGGGCTGGAAATTGCAGGCAAAGATTTTACCTGCTGGATTGGCAGCGCGCCTGGCATATTCCGCGGGGTCCCTACACCTGTGTCCTACTCCGTTCCTGTCAGCCTGAATTATAGGGCAGACATCACCAACTGATTCCCTCAGTGATGTCCCACAACTGACCGGCCTTGAGCCGGTTTTCCCGTTTCTGAAGGAGAAACCATTATGGGCTTTGCACTGCCTAACGGCGCTCATGTTTATCTGGCGTCGGGCTATGGCCCGGCCATTACTTTCACCGGCGCGACGAATGCTGAGCACGCGGTGATCACCGTCAGCGCCGCGGACGATATTGCGGTCGGCGATATCGTTCACGTGAACTGCAACTGGTCGGGTATTGATAACGTTATCGCGAAAATCGACGCGATTGCTGAGAATGCTGTCACTCTTCGCAACATCAATACCACCAACAAAAACAAATACGCCGTGGGCGGCGGTTCCGGCTCTATTCGCAAGATTGAGGAATGGACCGAACTTCCACAAATCACTGAGGTATCGAAATCTGGTGGCGATCAGAACACCACACAGATTCAGTTCCTCAGCGATGACCGTCAGCGCAACCTGAATACCTATAAATCCGCAGTCTCTCAGACTTACTCGATCGCGCATGACTCCACGCTCCCGGTATACCCACTGCTTCGCCAACTGGATGAAGACGAAGAGACAGTCGCAGCGTACATGTACGTGCCGAAGGCGAAGGAAAACCGTTACTGGGCGGCCACGGCATCTTTTGACGACACGCCGACCACGGCGGTGAACGAAGTCGAAACGGTAAGCGTCGTGCTGAACCTGCAATCGCCAGCAATGACGTTCTACAAAATCACAGGCGCCGCGGCATAAGCCAGGCATAACGATAGTCTAAGCCTCCTCCATGGAGGCTTTCTTTCACTAAGAGGCAACGATGGCGACTAAATTCACCCTTCAGCCCAAACCAACTTTTAAGGCCAACGTCTCGATCCCGCGCGCTGGCGATGAGGATGGCGTGCTGACATTCACGTTCAATCATAAACCACTTAAAGAGCTGGCTGACCTGGAAAAACTCGAAGGCAAAACCGCCACTGATTTTCTGATGGAAATTATTTCTGGCTGGGCACTTCCTGATGCATTTAACGCGGAAAACTTGTCGCTGCTGCTTGAGAACTATCCGGCGGCGATGAAGGCTATCCCTGAAACCTACTATCGCGAACTGATGGGGCAACGCGAAAAAAACTGATAGCGGTTGCCTCTGCATTCTATACGCCTGAACCCACAGCGGCAGACCTGGCACCCTATGGGCTTACGCCGGATGACTACGATGATCAATACATCGACGTCTGGCCAGATGTATGGCCTTCATTTCTGGTGTTTCAGGCTGTCAGTACGCAGTGGCGCACGGGCATGGGAGGCGCATCAGGTCTTGATTACAACGTGCTGCCCTGGGTGATGCGCCTGCACAACGTCGACGACGAGGCAACCGCGCTTTCGGACATCCGAATCATGGAGTGCGCCGCACTAAAAGTTATGCATAAAGAGAGGGCGGAATGAGTAACGACATCGCCACGATTTCCCTGCGCGTAAATACCACTGAGCTGGAGCGTGGTAACCAGGCACTGGATCGCTTTCAGGAGACTGCGTCCGCCGCGGCAGGTAAAGCGGATGACCTGAACAGTACGTTCCGCACCGGGATCGACAACCAGAAAAAAAACAGCGAAAGCCTGAAACAGCAACGGCAGGAACTGCAAAACCTGCTGAATAAAATCAGCCCTGTTAACAAGGCGCTGGACGAGCTGGATACCATTCAGGAAAGCCTGTCTAAATTCCGGAGCAAAGGTCTGGTGGGTGACGAGGATTTTACTCGTTACAACAGCGTGCTTGAGACGACCCGCGCGAAACTGGCGCAGGTCATGGAATCTGAAACAGCAGAGGGCCGAGCTCGCATTGAGCAGGCACAGGCAGCGCAACGGGCAACTGCCGCAGGCAAAACTTTTATCGACTCACTTGAGGACCAGGTTGCAGCTATCGGAAAAACCCGTGCAGAGTTACTCGAACTGAAGGCGGCCCAGCTTGGCGTGTCGGACCGCGCTGCGCCAATGATTGCCCGACTAAAAGAGCAGGAAGAGTCCTGGAAATCTGGAGCTATCAGTGCGGGGCAGTACCGTAATGCCATGCGTTACCTGCCAATGCAAATGACGGATATTGTGACCTCACTGGCCTCCGGTATGCCGGTTTATATGGTTGCTATCCAGCAGGGGGGGCAGCTGCGTGATTCCTTTGGTGGGGTGGGGAACGCGCTAAAAGCGATGTTATCCATGGTCACCCCGGCGCGTGTAGCGATTGGTGGTCTGGCCGGTGCAGTTCTCCTTGCCGCGAAGGCAGGATCTGATTACTTCACTGCCTATGACGAAATCAATAAAGCTATCATCCGCACCGGAAACATTGCCGGTACGTCAGCGCTACAGATTATGGCATCCTCCCAGTCAATCTCTGCTTCAACCGGGGCTACGGTGGGCACTGTCCAGAGTCTGATGACAGAGTTAGTTGGTATCGGCTCAATGTCTCAGCAACAGCTTGAGAAAGCTACCAAAGCGACGGCGCTGGCAGTTGAAACTGGCATTGTTTCGACTCAGGACATTACCAAGGCTTATAAGGATATTGAAAAGGATCCGGTTAAGGCTCTTCAGAACCTTAATGAGCAATTCAACTTTCTCACCGTTTCACAGCTTAAGCACATTGACGAGTTAGTTAAGCAGAAAGACCAGACCGCTGCCGTTACTCAAGCTATGGATTTGTTTGCCGACACGATGGCAGAGCGCGGAGAGCAGGCTTACGACTCGCTGACACCATTTGGCCGCCTGTGGCTTGATATCAAGGGATGGGCATCTGAGGCTATGCAGAGAATCGGTCAGTGGGTAGCTGAACTGGCATCAAACACGCTAAAGGAATTTAACGCAATTTATTACAGCGTCGCGATAGTTTTCCAGAAGCTGAACCAGATTATTTCTTCTTCTATCGCGGCTGCGATTAATCTCGTTCCTGACTGGGCGAAAACTGATACTTTGCAGGGATGGCAGGACTATAACGAACAAATGGCCGGCGCTTATGGTAACAGCGTGTCTCAGCTGAAAAAGGACTGGGACGCGGCTGACATTAGCGCAGGCAAGTACCTCGATACATCCCGCAAGATAAGCGCCGCGACCACTCAGAAGGATCGGGAAGCAGTCGCTTCGTTTGGCAAAAAAACGAAAACAGGAAAGCAGGGCACTGTATCTGCTGGCGACCGCAGTACTGACGCTGCTCAGACCGAATTGCTGGCGCTTCAGGCGCAGTTGCGTGCTCTTCAACAGCATAAAGGGCTGAACGACACTATCAGCCAGCAGCGCAAAGATCTGTGGACCACTGAGGCGAAATTTCAGGTGCTGGAAGAAGCCTCGCGTTCACGTTCCCTGACAAAGCAGGAACGATCCCTGCTGGCGAGTAAAGACCAGGTGCTTCAGTTGGCACGGCAGAAAGCCCTGTTAGGTGATCAGATTACCGAACAGGAACAGCTGAACAAGCGAATGGATACCTCGCAGAAATACGTCACGCAGATGACAGAGAAGCAGGCTGCTTTGGTCGGTGGAGCTGGAATGAGCGATCGGTTAGCTCAGCGTGAACTCGCGAAAAGTCAGCTTGCCGTAGGTTGGGTGAACGCCGGCGGTTCTCTGGAGGACGTTGGTTATCAGAAGCAGCTCAAAGCGGCGAATAATTACTATGCCGCAGAGGACAGGTTGCGTGGCGACTGGTTGACCGGCGCGAAAAAGGGCTGGGCTGAATTTGAGGACTCCGCAACCAATGTTTACTCACAAGTGCAGACAATTACCAGCAATGCATTCACCGGTATGGCCAGCACTCTTACAGACTTTTTTACCACTGGAAAAGCTAACTTCTCAGATTTCCTGACAACCTTTTTGAAAGGAACAGCCCAGATGCTGACACAGCTGGTGCTGGTTAACGGAATGAAGTCTGCGTTTGGGGGGACATCATTTGGTTCATTTTTCGGATTTTCTAGTGGCGGCGCAGTTCCGGAATTCGATACTGGCGGCTACACAGGGGATGGAGGAAAGTATCAGCCAAAAGGCGTGGTGCATGGTGGCGAATTCGTCTTCACCAAAGAGGCAACAAGTGCGCTGGGGGTTGGAAACCTCTATTCACTTATGCGAAGCGCACAGGGTTATGCAAATGGCGGTTATGTTGGCCACGCTCCGATGTATGGGCTTCAGTCATCATCGGCCGGTGGGGTAAGTATTCAAACGTCCGTAGTTGTTCAAAACCAAAATTCACAGCAGCAGACTTCTGCAAATAACGATGCTGTTTCTCGCGCTTACAAGCAGACTATTGATCAATCTGTTCGGGCAGGTATTGCGAAACAACTTCAGCCTGGTGGGCTCATCTGGAATGCAACAAAATCAAGATAAGAGACATGGTGTTTGTTTTATCACATTATTCATCATGTTAAGATGTTTCCGATTGCAATCAAAGGAAACTTAAAATGAAGAAGGTAGTGGCTTTAGCTCTTGGGGCTTTAATGTTGTCTGGCTGTACTGTTCGCGTTGCTGATATGACCGTTGGTAGTACTAAAAATTACAACCTGAACGCAGCTAAGTTTGAAAAAGGTCAACGTGTGACTGGTGAAGACAAAGCTCCAATTGTTATTTTCCCGCTGGGCATTCCAAGCGTTAAAACTGCAATGGATCGGGCTATTGAAAAAGACAAGTGTTCCGTAGGCCTAAGCGATGTTGTTATTTATCAATTAAACCACGCATTTCTGTTCGGCACATATGGTTACCGTGTTGAAGGCACGCAGATTATCGACAAGTCTCAGCTTGGTTGTGAAACCCGCTAATTTCCTTCTCATATTATCACAAGCCACCTTCGGGTGGCTTTTTTTTTATGGAGCAAACATGGCACTGGAAACGTTCACCTGGCGAACGCAGATACAGGCGGGAATGGAAGGAACGTTTAGCCATAAAACCCGCTCTGCAACCTTTGGCGATGGCTATGAGCAGATTGCAGGGGAAGGCATCAACCCTGAAAAGCAGTCATGGCCTGTAACCCTAACGGGCAAAAAAACGGACATGCTCCAGGCCCTTAAATTCTTTCGTTCTCACGTTATAAAGTCATTCATCTGGACATCGCCAGTTGGCGAAACTGGGCTCTACCGGATTGAGGCCGAATCAATCAAGTCACAGCCCTTATCCAGCAACGTTCTGACCATTTCCGCAACATTCAAACAGGCGTACGCACCATGATCACAGCAGACTATCAAAGCCTTGAGCCCGGTAATAAAGTCCGGCTTATCGAAGTTGATGGCTCTACGTTCGGCGTGGATGATGTACTGCGATTTCACGCATACAACCTCCCGCACACAGAAGAAGAAATCGCTGCCGCTGGTGGCGATGAATCAAAGCTGAAGGCGAAAAGTATCTGGTGGCAGGGGGAGGAATATGCCGCCTGGCCGTATCAAATAGAAGGGCTTGAAGCCTCCACAGACGGCAACAGTGCCCAGCCAACACTCACGGTTGCAGATATCGATAGCAAGATTACAGCGCTGTGCCTTGCTTATGACGATATGCTACAGGCGAAAGTCACTATCCATGACACTTATTCGCATTATCTCGATGCGAAGAACTTCCCAGCAGGTAACGCAACAGCTGATCCGCAACAGGTCAGAAAACGAGTTTTTTTCATTGATGGTAAAAGCAGCGAAATTCCGGGCGAAAGTATCGAATTCGTACTCGATAGCCCGATGTCGTTGCAGGGTAAGATGATCCCCACGCGCCAGCTTCATTCCCTGTGTACCTGGTGCATGCGCAATAAGTACCGAACCGGTGACGGTTGCGATTATGCCGGAACCAGATACTTCGATAACAATAATAATTCTGTCGATGATCCCTCGCTTGATGTCTGTAACGGCACGCTCACGGCGTGCAAACTTCGCTTCGGAGAGAATGAAGAACTGCCGTTTGGTGGTTTCCCGGGAACGTCTTTAATCAGGAGCTGATATGCGTCAGAAAACCATTGATGCGATTATGGCGCATGCAGCCGCTGAATATCCTCGTGAGTGCTGTGGTGTGGTGGCGCAGAAAAGTCGTGTTGAACGTTATTTCCCGTGCCGGAATCTTGCCGCGGCGCCGGAGGACAATTTTGTCCTCTGCCCGGAAGATTACGCAGCTGCTGAAGACTGGGGTACGGTGATCGCCATCGTTCACAGCCACCCTGACGCCACTATGCAGCCGAGCGAACTGGATAAAACGCAATGCGACGCAACGCTTTTACCCTGGCATATCGTGAGCTGGCCCGAGGGGGATTTACGCACCATTCAGCCGCGCGGAGAGCTGCCACTGCTGGAGCGTCCGTTTGTGCTTGGTCACTTTGACTGCTGGGGGCTGGTAATGAGCTATTTCCGGCAAAAGCATGGTATCGAACTCCACGATTACCGGGTTGATTATCCCTGGTGGGAAAACGACTATCCGGACAACTTCTATCAGGATTGCTGGTACGAGTGCGGATTCCGTGAATTCGACGGGCCGCCGAAACCTGGCGATATGGTGATCATGCAGGTTCAGGCTGATAAGTGGAATCATGCGGGGATTCTGCTGGAAGGCAACATGCTACTGCATCACCTTTATGGGCATCTGAGCCAGCGCGTACCTTATGGCGGTTACTGGCGTGAGCGCACAATGAAAATATTGCGGTTTAAAGACTGTTTCTGATAACCGCCTGTGACAGTTTTTTTTGGGGAAAAAATGGCTGCATTACTCAATGTTGAGCCTGTCCGCACAATTCGATTGTACGGCGTGCTAGGTGCCACCTTCGGGCGTGAATATCGTTTATCAGTAGCTTCACCAAAAGAGGCCATCCGCGCCCTGAGCGTTATCGTGCCGGGTTTTGAGCGTTTCCTTAACACCAGCAAACAACGGGGTTTAACTTATGCGGTATTCAGCGGGAAACGAAACCTCGTAAACGATGAACTCAGTATGGACAGGAGCACAGAGGAAATCCGTATCGCGCCGGTGATCATCGGCAGTAAGCGAGCCGGGGTTTTTCAGACAATCCTCGGGGTTGCCCTTGTCGCTGTTGCTGCGTTCGTCACGGGAGGGGCCGCGATCGGGATTGGTGGGACTGCTTTTGCTGGTGGATGGGGAGCTGTGGCGGGGATTGGGGCATCAATGGCGATCGGCGGCGTAGTCCAGATGCTTTCTCCACAGACTACCGGGCTAGCCAGCAAGCAATCAGCAGATAACCGCGCCAGCTATGCATTTGGTGGCGTGACGAACACAACCTCTCAGGGAAACCCTGTCCCCATTCTCTATGGTAAACGGCGAATCGGCGGCGCTGTTGCCTCTGCCGGGATTTACGTAGAAGATCAGCAATAACAAATATTTGTCAATCAGGCCACCTTCGGGTGGCTTTTTTTATGGGCGCGATATGGTTAAAACAATTACCGGACGTAAAGGCGGCAGCTCGAGTTCTCGCACCCCTGTCGAGCAGCCCGATGATCTCCAGTCCGTTGCGAAAGCGAAAATCCTGATGGTTCTCGGTGAAGGGGAGTTTGCTGGTGGGCTGACTGCGAGGGATATCTATCTTGACGGCACACCTTTACAAAACGCTGATGGTTCCGAGAACTTCAGCGGTGTCGTGTGGGAGTTTCGCCCAGGGACACAGGCTCAGGATTACATTCAGGGGATACCTGGCACAGAAAATGAAATCAGCGTCGGTACCGAAATATCCAGCGAAACATCCTGGACGCATACCTTCACCAATACGCAGCTTTCGGCGGTTCGCCTGCGCCTGAAGTGGCCATCTCTTTTCAAACAGCAGGATAACGGGGATTTAGTAGGGTACTCCATCAACTATGTGGTGGAGCTTCAGATGGACGGTGGTAGCTGGCAACAGGTCCTTGATACTAATGTGACCGGGAAAACCACATCAGGTTATGAACGCAGCCATCGTATCGATTTACCGAAAGCTGGCAGCACCTGGACCATCAGACTGCGCAAGATTACCGCTGACGCAAATAGTGCCAAAATCGGCGACACGATGACGCTTCAAAGTTATACAGAGGTCATCGATGCCAAACTGCGCTATCCAAACACAGCTCTATTGTACATCGAGTTTGATTCCAGCCAGTTCAATGGCTCTATTCCACAAATCGCCTGTGAACCACGTGGACGTGTCATCCGCGTACCGGATACTTACGAGCCGGAAACAAGAACTTATAGCGGTACGTGGCTTGGGACATTCAAATGGGCCTGGACTGATAACCCCGCGTGGATATTCTACGACCTGGTGGTTAGCGACCGTTTCGGGCTTGGGGATCGTCTCACAACAGCGAACATAGACAAATGGACACTTTACCAGGTTGCACAGTATTGCGATCAGATGGTGCCGGATGGCAAAGGCGGAAGTGGCACCGAACCACGTTATACCTGCAACGTCTACATTCAGGAACGCAACGACGCTTATACGGTCCTGCGTGATTTTGCTGCTATCTTCCGCGGGATGACCTACTGGGGCGACGACCAGATTGTGGCGCTGGCGGACATGCCGAGGGATGTTGATTTTACATACACGCATGCGAACGTTATCGATGGCCGGTTTACCTATTCCAGCAGCACCACAAAGAACCGTTATACCAATGCGCTCGTATCCTGGTCTGATCCCGATAACGCCTATTCTGATGCGATGGAACCTGTTTTTGAACAGGCGCTGGTTTCGCGTTATGGTTTTAATCAACTTGAGATAACAGCTATTGGTTGTACCCGGCAATCGGAGGCGAACCGAAAAGGGCGATGGGGGATCCTGACCAACAACAAAGATCGCGTTGTTACTTTCAATGTAGGGGAAGATGGCAACATTCCACAGCCTGGCTATGTAATCGCCGTAGCGGACCGAAATCTCTCCGGGCGCGACCTGGGCGGCCGTATCTCTGCGGTGAATGGTCGCGTGCTAACGCTGGACAGGGCGCCGGATGCTTCGCCAGCCGACAGGATGATTGTCAATCTTCCATCGGGTGTTTCACAGTCACGCACCATTCAGTCGATAACGGGCAATAAAGTGACCGTTACGACCGCTTACAGTGAAACGCCTGTGGCTGAGGCCGTATGGGTCATTGAGTCTGATGAGCTCTACGCACAGCAGTATCGCGTTATTACGGTAACTGATAATAATGACGGCACGTTCACAATCGTCGGTGCAAATCACGATCCGGATAAATTTGATCGCATTGATACCGGAGCCATCATTGACCAGCGGCCGGTGAGCGTGATCCCGCCGGGCAACCAGTCGCCGCCTGCGAACATCGTGATCAGCTCGTTTTCCGTGGTGCAGCAGAACATTAGCGTCGAAACCATGCGCGTGAGCTGGGACCAGGCGCAGAACGCTATCGCCTATGAAGCGCAATGGCGCCGCAACGAAGGGAACTGGGTTAACGTGCCGCGCAGCTCCACCACGTCATTCGACGTTCCTGGGATTTATGCCGGGCGTTATCTGGTACGGGTGCGCGCCATCAATGCCGCAGAAATTTCTTCCGGGTGGGGCTATTCAGAAGAGAAAACGCTGACCGGTAAAGTGGGCAATCCCCCGAAACCGGTCGGCTTCATCGCTTCTGATAATGTGGTTTTCGGTATCGAGCTGAGCTGGGGATTCCCGGCGAACACCGACGACACGCTGAAGACGGAAATTCAGTACAGCCTGACAGGGACGGAAGACGATGCGATGCTGCTGGCAGACGTACCCTATCCGCAGCGCAAGTATCAGCAGATGGGCCTTAAGGCAGGGCAAATTTTCTGGTACCGCGCGCAGCTGGTGGACCGCAGCGGAAACGAGTCAGGGTATACAGACTTTGTGCGCGGGCAGGCCAGCATCGATGTATCCGATATCACAGATGCAATCCTGGAGGACATGAAAGGCTCCGATACGTTCAAAGACCTGATCGAGAACGCGGTGGACAGCAATGAAAAAATTGCTGGCATGGCTGACGACATCAAACAGGCCAACGACGAACTGGCGCAACAGGCGCAGGAAATAGCAAAAAACGCCCAGGAAATCGGTAAGGTTCAGACCAGCGTTACTAACCTGTCGAGCACGGTCGGAGATGTGTCATCCTCTCTTTCAGAGCTTGAGCAGACCGTCGCAACGGCTGATACGGCGCTGGGCCAGCGCATCGATAACATCAGCGTGTCTGTGGACGGCATGGCGGGGGGAGTGAAGAACTCCGCCATCGCGATTATTCAGGGCAACCTGGCGCAGGTGGCCGCGCGCAAAACACTGTCGGCATCGGTCGCCGGTAACAGCGCGCAGCTGGACCGCATTGATGAGGTGATCGTCAACGAGAGGGAGGCAACGGCGCGTTCGCTGCTGAGTTTGCAGACTGACGTGAACGGCAACAAGGCATCCTTCAACAGCCTGAACCAGACCTTCTCCGATTACCAGCAGGCCACCGCCACGCAGATAAACGGCATCACGGCGACCGTCAACGGACACACATCAGCCATCACAACCAACGCTCAGGCCATAGCGAACGTTAATGGTGATCTGAAAGCGATGTATAACATCAAGGTTGGCGTCTCCAGTAATGGACAGTATTACGCCGCAGGGATGGGGATCGGCGTCGAGAACACGCCATCCGGCATGCAGTCACAGGTCATCTTCCTGGCTGACCGCTTCGCCGTAACGCACCAGGCCGGAGCCACAGTGACCTTACCGTTCGTTATCCAGAACGGGCAGGTGTTCATCAGAGACGCGCTGATAGGTGATGGCACCATCAGCAACGCCAAGATCGGCAACTACATCCAGTCCAATAACTATGTTGCTGGCTCAGTCGGGTGGAGGCTGGATAAGGGCGGTACGTTTGAGAACTACGGTTCGACAGCTGGTGAGGGGGCCATGAAACAGACAAACCAGACAATCAGCGTGCGGGACTCCAGGAATGTGTTGAGGGTGCAGATCGGGAGAATCACGGGAACATGGTAACGGGAGGCCTCTTACGGGGCCTCTTTTTTTTCAGGAGGACTGGATGGCGGAATATGGAGTTCAGACATGGGACGCCTCAGGCAAGGTAAACAACTATGGCGTTAAGCCTGTCAGCGTTTGTGGCTATCTCCAGCTGGCCCAGAACCAGAAAACAGGCTCTTACACCGTAGCGCTTCCACCGGGTTGTAGGCTGACCTATTTTCAGAGCATGAACGGCGATCAGTTTGGTACGAGTCGGAGGAAGATCACCATTTCGGGGGGAACAGCAACAGTGTCAGCAGCAGGCGATACCGACTACTCAGCAGGGACTGAGCCTGCGGCAGCGGCTTATCTCATTTTCCAGATCGAGAGGGCATAAATGGCGGAGTATGGCGTTTTACTGACGACCACGAGCGGGGAAGTATGGGTGACCGCTAACAGCTCGCCAATCGCTCTTCAGGCGCGAAAGACAGCGGCACTTCAGGGAACATCGGGGTTCAATACCAAAGTGACGCACACATTCCCCGCAGGTCAGCCTGTTGTCGCCTTCGTTCATTGCACGGTTGAGGTCGAAATAACTCAGACGATAAGCGGGAACACCATCACGATTGATTTTCTCAGACCGAATGCAACCGGCACAGCGTACGTTTATTTTTTCTCTATTTTCCCGCAGACAAAGCCAGACTACGGGCTGGCTGTGTGGGATGCATCAGGGACGCTGATTTTAACAAACGAAACGCGCACGCTGAGCGATGTTGTCACCCTCGGTACCGCCGGGGTGGATGCCAGCTCAGGATACAACATCAATACAACTCTGGCGGGGAAGTGGGCCTGCATGCCTGCCATGCTGGGACTAATTACCGGGGTTGTATCGGCTGGCGGTCAACCGCAGCCCTACTCGGCCATATACAAGAGCATGGCAAAACTTGAGGGAAGCAATACGCGGATATTCGCCAGGCCGCAGACAACCCCCGGCGGTAACCTTCAGAACGTTACGTATTCGAATCTGAGGAATGTGATTATGGCCATCAACTGCGCCAACTATGATTGATCGTTTTGAACGATCAATTTCGAATAATTGATCTACCAAATCAATTATATCCCATTGATTCATATTGTTATTGTGTAGCTTCATGAATGCCCTGGGATATAACCACTATGAAAAATATGATTCTTTGCCTGGCGGTAGCGGTATTGCTCTCCGGTTGCGCTGGCGTTATTGAGAAGCAGCAACCCGTATGCACCGGAACAGCCCTGGTCGGCGGACAGGAAAGCAGCGTCCAGATCTACGGAGTCCGTAAACAAAACAATCAGACACAGTACCGCGCCGGTTATCCCTTTAACTGGACCTGGGTGAGCGCCAACACATTCATCAGCACCACCTGCCAATAACTCATTCTGTCTCAAAACAAACCCCGCTCCGGCGGGGTTTTTTATTGCCTGGAGAAAATATGCTTTATAACACTGGCACCATCGCCATTAACGGAAACACCGCAACCGGCACCGGCACGAACTGGACGGCACCGGGCAGCCAGATTCGGATTGGCCAGACGTTGTTTGTTCTTTCTAACCCGGTACAGATGTTTCAGATCACGGCCATCAACAGTGCGACGTCACTGACGATTACACCCGCCGCGTCTCCGGCGTTGAGCGGCCAGAAGTACGGCATTCTGGTTACTGATAGTCTCTCGGTCGACGGCCTGGCGCAGAGCATGTCTCAGCTCATCAAAGAGTATGACGAGAACATCGGCGCGTGGGAGACGTTCGCCACCACCTCAGCAAACCAGAACATCACCGTTACCATCAACGGCACCGCCGTAACCATCCCAGGCATCGGTAAACTGGCTCAGAAAGGCAGCAATGGGGCGGTTGGAGTTTCTGACGGCGGGACCGGAGCAACGAATGCCGCTGACGCTCGCACAAACCTCGGTTTGGGAAACAGCGCTACACGAGACGTTGAAAGTCAGTTTTCCCCAGGTTCCGCGTATCTGAACGGAGCTGCTGTCATGACCCAGGTTCATCGGGATTACCGCAGTCTCGCCTCTTATGACTCTATAGCCCAATATCCTCTCGGCATGACCTTCGGGATTCAGTCCGGTGGTAATGCGTGGGGAGGAGGAAGCGGAGTAGATACATACACGGGTATGCTAACGCTACGTGGGTGGCATGATCCGTCAGGTGGTGGCTATGTGTCGTGGCAGCTTGCGTCAACCTCTCAGGGACTGAAGTATCGTCAGGGCAACGGTACAATTCAGGGCAATACTAACGTCGGGTTCTCAACGACGCACACCCTTTATTCGACGCAGAACGCCACGAAAGCCAGTGATGGAACGCTTAAAGTTGCATCACCGGTGATCAAAGTATTTTCAGATGGAACATACCAGACTAACGATGAATCTGAGGGCTGCACTGTAACGCGTCTGGCCACAGGCCAATATCTGGTTGAAGGTTGCCAGGGGCTGAACTCAGACGCAGCATGGGGCGGCATCGATGGTGGTTTTGACATCCCAACCGATCGCAACAGGCAGCCGCTTATCTGGCTGGATTATGAGGTTAACGCGGATGGCTCGGTGCTGGTAAAAACCTATCACCGCACACACCCTGATGCGCCAGCATTTTCCAGGAACGAAATAGACGGCGTAAGTGATGGTGATCCTGTCGACATTCCCGGCGATCAGTTTGTGTCCGTCCGTGTGGAAATGCCGCAGAGCAGCATCTGGAATCAGCGTGCCGCTATTCCTGAGGCTCCTGATTCATCCGCCGGTTAAAGTGTGAATCAGTGGGCATATCCAGGCGTACATCGATCCAACTGTTCACCGGCACGTCCATCGGTTCCCCTTTCGTTTTGACAATCTCTCCGTCATCACTCAGCATGTATTTTCGCTTGAACAGGCGGATAGTCAGCCCACCGCTTACTGTCTGCTCTGCTTCAACAATCCCAAGCTCTCCCATGCCACCTGGGTCCATTGGCGGTAGTAACTGCCATCCTTCAGACGCCAGGCCAGCCGAACCAGTGAGTTCGTAAACCCCTGTGTCGAGCCGAGAAATGGATACGCCCTCTGCCTCTGTGTTAGCCGTACCGCAGCCGCACCAGATAAAATCATTTTCATCAATATCGGTGCGCTGATTCTCGTTCTGAGATTTCACGATTCTGGCCACCGGCGAAGCTGCTTTCAGCGTGCCATCGGAGGATTTAGTGGTATTTTCAGAAGTGTAAACAACTGAGCCTGGCTTCACAGACAGCATTGTTGAGAATGCATCGGTGCCATTATTTCTTCCTGCGATTTGGTAAGAGACGGCACCACCAATGCCTGCAACACCTGCCCTGAAGCGAGGAGTACCGTTAACCATCACTGTATGAGCCCATACACTACCCACCGTTGAAAGTCCTTCAACGGTAAAAGCGTAAGGGTTGCCAGCGATACCTGCGATATTCAGAGCATTCGTTAATGTACCTCCGCTCAAGCCTAGCGCGCCAAGGTTTGAGAGTGCAGAACTGGCAGTCTTTGCACCTGTTCCTCCCAGTTCTAATGGGATGACACCATTGCTGTCTACCAAACCGACGTTATATAGATTGCCCTGCGGCAGCCATGCCGATAAGTTCACCGGATTTTTTTGCAGAAAATATTGGGTGAAAAATATGCAAATTGGCTACGTAAGGGTGTCAACAAATGACCAAAAAACGGATCTCCAGCGACAAGCTCTCGAACGTGCAGGATGTGAACAGGTTTTTGAGGAAAAAATGAGCGGGACGGTAGCGAACCGGCCAGCGCTTAAAAAGCTTCTACGAACGCTGAATGAGGGAGATACGCTGGTTGTTTGGAAGCTGGATCGCCTCGGGCGAAGCATGCGGAACCTAGTATTGCTGGTGGACGAACTACGGCAGCGCGGCATCCACTTCAAAAGCCTTACGGACAGCATCGACACTTCCAGCCCAATGGGTCGTTTCATCTTCCACATCATGTCAGCCCTGGCCGAGATGGAGAGGGAGTTAATCGTGGAACGCACCCGGGCAGGACTGGCGGCAGCCCGGGAGAAAGGGCGCATAGGCGGCAGAAGGCCGAAGTTAACCCCTGAGCAATGGGCGCAGGCTGGCAGGCTGATCGCAAACGGAATGGACAGAAAGCAGGTGGCGATTATTTACGACGTTGCGGTGTGCACCTTGTATAAAAAATTTCCGGCGCGGTAGGGGGAGAGGAAAAAATATTGAACATTTAATCCAATTTTCGTAATAAAGTATTGAAATAATGTAATAAAGTTGTTGAAATTTTGGTAAGCGGTTGGGTTGAGCATTGGGGGTATTCATGGCAAAAACAGATTCTATTACACCTGAAGAGTTCAGGGCTATTCACTTTGAATTGTCTAAAATCTCATCAACATGGGCAGACTTATGGTTAACATTGTTTTCTCTCCGTGCTGAAGGCAGCAGGGTGATTACTATTAGATATTCCGATATCGAAGATGACATGCTGCACTTGGCTGGAACTCCAAAATTTGAGCCACGAACAATTAGATTAAATTTATTGCTTTCTAAGCTAATTGCGTACAGAAAGGATTGCAATCCTTCTGATATTTATGTTTTCCAGAGTAGATCAAATCGAGTTAAAGGATTAGCTAGGCCTGTGACTGTAATAGCAATGAATAATGCCTTAAAACAAGCATCCAAATATGTAACAAGGAAAAATATCACTGAATCGCCACGCGTTTAACAGACACCTCAGAGTCATTTAAGATGACTTAAAGAGAGGTGCCCATGAGCGGTAAGCGTTATCCTGAAGAGTTTAAAACTGAAGCAGTCAAACAGGTTGTTGATCGCGGTTATTCTGTTGCCAGCGTTGCAACACGTCTCGATATCACCACCCACAGCCTTTATGCCTGGATAAAGAAGTACGGTCCGGATTCTTCCACTAATAAAGAACAGTCAGATGCTCAGGCCGAGATCCGCCGTCTCCAGAAAGAGCTGAAACGGGTTACCGACGAACGGGACATATTAAAAAAAGCCGCGGCGTACTTCGCAAAGCTGTCCGACTGA